AGATTGCTCTCCTCTGCCTTGATCCACTTGTTATATCTTTTCGACCTACGTATCACAGCACGTAGAAAATCATACTGCATACGATAATCAATATGTGTTCTGCTGTTCATTTCGTTAGCTGCTATGACAGTATCAGCACCGAACCCTAGTCCTCTGTTTATGATAAAGGCAGGATACTGTGACTCATTGTCCTCTGTCATTAAATCTTTTTTAGTGTAAGTTATAGTGTTTAAATAGTCAAAGGGACTTAACTTTTTAATCTTTTCAACGTATTCTTTTTCGTCTACTTCCTCAACAGGAGGACCAAACTCTTTAAAATAACTCATGTAAAATATCTGCCTTATCTAAAAGTTTTGAGATTTCTAAGTGGGGGTCTTCTGCGTTAACACACATACCCAATACCTCTGGAAGAATACCATATCCGCGTATCCATTTGGCTACACTATGAGGGCTGTCTCTAAGAAAAAATTTTTTGATATTAGTATCTGTGGGGTACATTACCATGTGATCTATATCAAATGGATCCGGAGTCCAAAACATTAGATATGTGGTCATTGGTCTAAACATACCTTCTAAACTTCTCCAATAGGGATACACTAATTTTCTTAGATTACGAATTCTATAATCAAAATCTGTATTCGGCATAACCTCAGGATGTATGCTCCATATCGGTGTAAAAACTATAACTCGGTGTATGTCAGCATGATAGGCAAACTTAATAGCGTTTGTGCCTCCCATGCAACTTCCTAAAACAGCTACGTGCTTTCCTTCAAAGTAAGGAGAGATAATATTACTAACATGATTCCAATCAATAAAAGTTCCCCATGATCTTGTCTTGTCTATAATCCAAAATCTATCTCCCATTCCTGAAGTAACTTTTACAAACTCGGGCCTGCTAGCATTTTCAGGGGTGTATTTTTGTACAGATTCAAATCCAAATACATCAAAGTCTACACCAGAACAACAAACCAGAGTGTTCTTTCCTTCACCCGGTTCATAGAAAATTCTTACCGTCTCGTCTTCATATATTACGTTCATTTAAATTTCATACTCGCCATCAGTTCAGTCAGACAAGCAGTCAGATTGATTTCCTGATCTGCAACAAACGCTGACTTGTATTGATAATCAGCAATCAGTATAACCATTTGAGGAACAGTCTCAACTTCAGGAATCAAACTGTCATAGATGTATCTGAAAATACCTTGAGGGTCTGACTCAACATTGTTAGCAACCCACTGACGCATCTTCTTCCAGTCCTTCTCCTTCATTGCTGAAACAAGTTCTTTTGTATTGATCTCACCTATGTTGCTGAGGATACCTTCGTCAATAACACCAGAGCTACTGTATCGCTGTAGTTCGTTTATGATTCTCCTGTAGTCAGGATAGTGTTTCATCAACAGTTCAGCCAACACCTTGTCTACATACTCAACGCCTTCTGCCTTGAGAATAAACTGCATACGCTTCATAAAGGAAGAGGCGAGTTTAGCCTTGTCTGCCTTTTGTGAACCAAAGTCAATCACCGTAGTCCTGCTGTGTAGAGGAGTGATGATCTTTTGTTTGTAGTTACAAGTGAATATGAAGCGACAGTTATCAGAGAAGGACTCAATAAAAGCCCTGAGAGCAGGTTGTACTGACTCCCTGTTTAGATAGTCAGCCTCATCTATGATTACAACCTTAGGCTTGCCGAGAAAAGACATACCACTAGCAAACTGTTTGATCTTAGTTCGCAGTGTATCAATTTGACGACCCTCATCTGAACCATTGATAATGATATAGTCACTACCTAGTTCTTCACACAGGGCTCGTGCTACTGTAGTTTTACCTGTACCTGCTGTACCACACAGAAGCAGGTTAGGAACTTCACCCTTAGAGAGAAATTCCTTGAACGTGCTTTTGATTGATTCGGGCAGGATACATTCTTCAATAGACTTGGGACGATACTTCTCTACCCATAAAAAATGTTCCATTCACAAACTCCATAATATAATATAATTTTAACCTAGCTTTTCTTTGACTTCCGTATTATCTTCAATAGTCAATTCAATGTGACGGACTTCTTCCTGCTGTTCTTCTTTTTTTACATCTACTTCTTTTTCTTCTTTATTCATCATCGTCTCCAAAAGGATTTACTTCTTCCTTCAAGACTTTACGGATCATACCTAAAGCAGGACCCGTAGTCTTAAAGATATATTCTGCATGGTCGATACCATCGATCTCAAGTAACCAACCATTTGCTACTTCACGTAGCGTAAATGACATTTTGCCGTCCATAATTAAAACTCCGAAGATTTGTCAAGGGCAATCCAATACTCAACATCGTTTGCTTTGAAATGAACAAAGCCGCCTGAGCTAGGAATATTTACAGTGTAGTCCTGAGGCATCAGTTTAATGTTTGCTGTAGGAATATGTGCTACAAACGTCTTGTCAGTCTGACCAATGACAGTTTCAAACTTAGTAGCATTACTCAACTCAGGGTCTGTGATACGAACCTTAGCGTTTGTGCCATCTGCTACAATGCTCACAAAAGGAGCTGCGATAGTAGCTGCTGTACGTAACCAAAACTGTAGGCTGTCATTAGTCAATGGATGAGTAAAGAAGCCTTCCGATGATGGCAAGTCTTTGTCAGGGGGAGCTGTGACAAGTTCAGGTTTTGAGTAAAAGAAATTAATCTCACCAAAATTATCAACCGAGATTGTCATGTGGTCATCATTAAGACTGACCTCTGGTTCATCACCTAGTGACAATACTGCGAGCAGTTCATTGAGGTCATAGATAGCAAACTCCTTGTCAAATGCCTCAGTGATAGTCGCTTTAGCAAAGGCACTCTTGCCTGAGTTAATAGTGCGAATCTCTTGGCCTGCTTTGACAAGGATGTTAGGATTAATTTGCGAGAAGTTCTTTAGAACGTCTACAGTGTTCTTGCTCAGTTTCATAATATAGTTCCTTCACTATGTTAATAATATAATATAATAATACAAACAGGACTGAATGTCAAGTGTTTTCAATAACGGTGACATCTATGGTCACGCCTGCGTTGTTTGCGTTTTCAACAGTATTGTTCCTATTCCAAACAGGTAGCGCTTGATTATAAAAATTCAACCAGGCATCTATATCCGCAAAAGTATATACTGCATAGGTAGTCAGATTATCATCTGATCTTGAATATTCTCTAGTACCACCAGTTGCAGTAAGCAACTCAGGTATAACTGTAGTATCCGCTTCATCCATCCTTAGTGTTGTAGCCAGATCTACTTCAGTATTTGGTCTAGTGACAGAGATTTGTACTTTGTACGCCATTGTTTTCTCCTAATAATAGGTTAGTTTACTCTTATTTATAATCCTGGTCATGTTCATTCAAAGCTAAAAGTGCATAATGTAAGATTTTTAGTAGGTCTTTTCTATTGTGACCGTCCTTCTTACCGTATCGCTGAGTATACTTGAGGACATTGCCGAGAAAGAATCCCATGCCGTGTCCACAGTCCATGATAAACTCCGAGGACTGAAACCTGTTACGGCTATAATGCTCACCGTACGTTGCGTCTACATAAGCCTGGAGCTCTGCAAGCAGAGCCCCTTCGTTAAACTTATAATCAATCTTAGCCATCAATGTCTCCTAGGCACCGAAAGGTATTGTTGAAATAATTACTTTGCTATTGTTTTCATAGTACAAGTCACCAATAGCCTGGACATACCAAGGAGTCTCCTGTTTATTCTCAAAAGGAAGACCCTGAGGATATTTCAAATAGTCTAACAAGTCACGCTTGCTAAGAGCAGCAACACCCCCACCTTTTTTCCACAAGCGCTGACCTTTAGTATCGACCCAATTAACATCCAAGTATGAAACGTGTAGGAAACAACGATCTAACTTTGGAGAAAACTTGAACAATAAAGCATATCCATACTTCTCGGTTGCTGATGCCCACCCTTCCTGAATTGTAGTCTTAACTTCTAAAGTATTTACTACAGTGCCACCGGATTTAAAGTGAATGTCATAACGTCCTTGATTTTCAACGGCTACTGCGAAATAATCTTTAGAACCTAAATCATTAAACGTAGTAACAAAAGTATCTACAAGTATATGATGTGAAGTAGCTGATTTGAAATTTAAATCAGTATTCACAAACCAGGAACGATCTGATATCCTTGAAATCTCCTCGTTCACTTTAGCTGATACTGTTTCATAGTCAACCTTTTCAAGCAATTTCTCAAGTTTTGAATCTCGGTCATATAGCTTATAATTAGGATCGTTAAGCAATTTGTAATCTTCAAGCATGGACTTAAATTGTCCAGCCACAGTCTTGCCTTCTTTGCCTTGCTCCAGCTCACGGAAAAGATCCTTTTTACGGTTTTCTAAATATACCGGAGCTTTATTTTTTCCGTATACTCTAAATGTCCCACCGTTTTCTAAAAGATCAAGTTTCAAATAAGTTTGAAATGCTAGATTAGCATTCCCACAAAAAGTACGAATCTCTGCGTTTGTACACTCACGGCCCTCATACCTTTCCTTCTGCTCCATAGTGAAACGCACTGCTTTATATCTAGCAATAGTCTCAACCTTTACAGTAATGTTATCATCAGCCAACATCTGTAAAATAGCAGGATGATTTGCATCTACTTCACCCTCTTCTCCAAAGAGCTCTACAATTTCATCAGGCCTGTCTACATATACAAAAGGTATATTATCCACGCCCAATTCAATTAGTGCTTTGAGGCGTGTGTGACCACCTATCATAAGCCAAGTGCCTGAGAGGATTTTTATTGCTACACGTAGTCCGTTTTTTTCAATAGAAGTTTTCAGATTATTGAAGTCATCTAAGACATCTTGTGTTACACCGAAATCTCGTAAGTAAGTATTGGACTCATGCTTTTGAAGTTCTGATACCTTAGCGATACCGTCAATATGATTTAATGTGCCAGCGAACCAAATGTTATCTGACAACATAGTCTTGCGATTAGACATATTATGTCTCCTTAAAAGTTATTGTGATGCCGGGCTAGTCCCCGGCGGATTGTCGTTTTCGACACTAGATCTTTCTAGGCTGCTTTTTAAGGACTTGAGGCCTCATCAATGTCCGAAAAACTATTTTTTGACCTGTTCTTCACTGTCATATCTTAATACTACTACCTTCTGCGAACAATGTCAAGCATTAAAACTCAACATCGTCCGAAGAAGTTTCCTCAGTCTCAACGGACTGTGGGTTTGAAGGATCAACCTTAGTGTACAAGTCAATAAAGGCCGCCTTAGTATCAGCGTCAAAACGATTTGTACACAGGGTGATTGCCTTGAGCTTGTCCTTGAACACACCATACGCATTGACAATGTGCTCAAGCCTACGGGTGCTGACAAGCTCGTCTATGGCACCTTCAAAGAAGGTCTTACGGATAACCTCAGACCAAGTGACAAGGTGAGTAGCAAAGTCCTCATCCTTGTAGCCAGCCTTGTCCATCTTGTTAAGGATGATACGTTTTTCTACGGCTGCTGTAGGGTACTCCTGCTCAACGGTAATTGCAAAACGCTCCAGGAACGCCTCGTCCAACAGCTGAGCGCTGATGAATTTACCATCATCTGAACCACGACCTTTTGTATTCGCAGTTGCTACAATAGTAAACCCGTTAGCAGGAGCGACGGTCTCGCCAGTCTTTTTGTTGAAGTAGGGCTTGCCCTCAAGGATGGCCTGGAGACACATCATCTTGTTAGAACCTCTATCTACCTCATCAAGGATCAGGACCGCGCCACGTTTCATGGCGGTGAGGACCGGTCCTTCTCTATAGACCACGTTACCATCAACCAGAGTATTGCCACCGATTAGATCGTCCTCGTCGGTCTCAATACTAATATTCACACGGATAGCCTCACGCTTGAGCTGAGCGCAAACCTGCTCAACCATCGTGGTCTTACCGTTACCGGATAGTCCGGAAATAAACAGAGGGTAAAACATACCGCCCTGTAGAATAGTTTTAAGGTCCTTGTGAAAACCAAAGGGAACATAAGTAGTATCTTTGGATGGGACCAAGTTATCAATGTCCATAGCAAGTTTAGCCATCGCTACGACCTTTGACTCCGGAGCCTGAACAGGCGCTGAGGGAGGTGTCACAACCTGAAGTTTAGGCT